GTAGTTCGGGTACATATTTAAGAAGTCGAGTTGGGAAGCGTGAAGCGGAGTCGGTAATTTTCCGGCTTCAATTGTCCATAACTTCGCGTTACGTGCAATTGCTCTTGACGCATACTCCCCCTCTTTCACCAACCTGTATAGGTCTGCTAGTTCGATATTTTTATCGAATAGTAAATCTACGCACTTTACTGCAACTACTTGTGAGTAGTCGTCAGTCCAGGTGCCTTTACGAGTTGTGTAGACAGGTGGAGGCAAGCGTTCTGCAGCCAGTTGCCAGGTCTTCCAATGTACTTCGGGGTGGCTCAGCGGTAAGGGTCTCTTATTGTTCCAGTTTAGTAAGATCTTATGTGCTTGACGTAAGTCAAGCTCACTAGGTCCTGCTATAACGGTCGGTAGTCCTAAACCGCCTAACCATTCGGGTATGTACCACGGTAAGCGTGTCTTCTCTAATACTGATCTGTGGTGGCGGATAAACAGTTTCATGACGACTTGGTGCATGTTGTCAGGTGCCAATCTTAAGAGTTCCCGTGCTCTTGCAGATACGTTTGATCTTTGGTCTGCCTGGTCGTTGAGACCTATGGCTTCACCGCTACGTTTAATACCGTAGAGGAGACCTAAATTGACGTATTTTGTGAGCTTTAGGTGTGTGAATCTTGTTGCAGTTTTGGTTGTGTCGGCTCTATCCTTGACTTGTACCGGGAATGACTTCTCTACTCGCGTGAAGTTTGTGGAATTAATGTTCACAAATTCGCGTGATAGGAATGTTTTTCCCAGTGACTCTTCGAGGCCAAAGGCCGTCCCCAGCTTCTGCCATATTTCATACACACCTTTCTTTGTGCGAAAGGCGCAGTCATCGCCATTGACCATGAGTTTACAGTCACGTAATGTGTAATTACGTTTTTCTGTTAGCTCTATGGCCCAGCGGCATAGTGCGGCATTTGCAATACAAAGAACCGGAAACGACATGATTGAACCCATGAGCTGTCCTCGCTCCTGTTTTTTAATTTCGTTGTCAACTTCAAACTTATGCCTTGTGAGTAAGTCTGTGAACATTTCTCGCTCTACACTAGATATACCTTCCATGGTATTACAGATTTCGTCGGCAATACAATTGCTCACGAAGCTACGGAGATTATCCGTCGCAGCCTTGTAATCACCTGATAGGTACCACTCGTCCTCTCCTAAGTTGAAGCCCAGTCGCTCAAGCATATATGCTTCGGTAACTGGTGCCCCGATTAAGGAGAAGGCGGGGTGTTTTTTTAAGTGTGTGTGAATCTTTTTCCATAGATTTCGCATTATGATTTGTTTGAAGGGATTCCCTTTTGTTATTAGTCGAATTTTGAGGGCCTCTGCTAGAGCTACCGGCTCGGCAAGGTTTTCTGATTCTATAGCACGTCTTAGAATCTTGAACCAAAGCCCTTTAAATTCTTCCTCTAGCTTTGTGGAGTCCATGGTGACATCGAAGTCCGCCCATTGATCAGAATTAGTTTCTTCACCATCAGGTTTCGCTTTTTGCTGTACTTTGAGATATCCACCGTCCTTCCGTACCCCGTCCAAATATCC